TACTTTTCTGCCGATGAGTACAAATCATTCATACGTGTTCACACAGAACTATTTGGCGCTGAAGGGACAATGCGCGAGAAGGCTGATGGCTTGCGAAGAGAGTTCTATCGTCGCACTTCATATCGCATTGAGGGAACTTGTTGGGAGAAAATTCCCGTTATTGGCAAACTACTTAAGGCCTGCTTGCGATGGCGCGAAGAGATGTCTCTATCACGAAGGGCCTGAAGGAATGACGAAATACTTCAGTTCACTATTTGCCTGTTGCGGAAGATGGCCGACTAAAGAGGCGTATTCAGAGTTCAATGTAAGCTGCTCAAGCTATGAAGAGCTTGCAGAGCACGGCTTTGCCATGCCCGGACCGACTGAATGGGTTAAATATGGAGAAAATGACTACGAAAAATTAAGTCATAAAGACAAAGCACTGTTCGAAAGCCCGGTTCGACGAAAATTCACGCTGTCCGATGAAGATCGCAGCAACGAGCTGTTGTCTGCCGTATTCGGAGGCGAAAACGTATTTGATGCGAGGAAATAATGGCGAATAACAATTATGATAATGTGATCCTCGGATCTGGCATAGCCGGGCTGACGGTCTTCTATTATCTTGCAGAATCTACGAAAACAAGAAATCTTGTGATAACTAATAACATTGCTAGTCAGACAAATACAAGATTTCCTCTTGGACCAAGATTTCTGCATCAAAATAAAGATACAGAAGCCCTTCTTCATAGACTCGGATTCTCGACTAAGACGAAAGAAATATTTATAGGATATAAAGATAAGGATGAAACTAGAAATTATGCCTCTGATGGATTCATTGAAAAATATACAATAAAATCTAGAGGAACTTCAAAATCAGAGAATTCGTTTCTGTCTGGAGGAGGTAAATCTAGTTTTACCGCATATGAAGTATCTCAAATCGCAGCGGGAAAATCGCTTCTGAACAAATGTCTAGAGATTGCTAATAAATCCGATCGAAACGGGATTGTCATAAATGATATAAAGAGCATCAATCACAAAAAAATAATAACGAATAAAGAAACATATTACGCCGACAATATAATATCGACAATTCCATTGGGCGCTTTATTGAACATCGTATCTGACCAATCTGTACGATTCAGATTAACGTCTTCTGGTGCAGAAGTAGTACATTTCTTCTTAACTTCTGAAAAAGGTAAAAATGAGTTTGATTATATCTACAGCGTAAGTGATGTTTGGTATCGAAAGACCTACATACCTGAAATGGATAAATGGGTATATGAAACGCACGAGCCTGAAGCATTTATGTCAATTTACGAACCATGGGTTCTTGATAGAATCTCGATTAAATCGCAAATCATACAGAGCATGAATCTAAAAGAATTAGGTGGCATTCGTCTAGTAGGACGATATGCTCAGCTCAACCATTCAATCAAAACTGAAGATGTTGTTCATTGGGCCCACAATTATACGAGAAAGTTCAATGGGAAAAAGAATGAGAATTAAACGAGCTCTTAAAACCGAAATGGATTTAGAAAACTCTTTAGCTCGCCCGAAGACAAGACTCCAACGAGTTAGAGCCTACGAGAAAGAAATCGATAAGATCTACAAGAAAATTAATATTCTTCAGGAAAGATGCAACCACAAGAACACATTAAGAAAGCCAAAGAGCAACACTGGCAATTGGGACCCCAACGATGACCGTTATTGGTGGGAGATTGATTGCATGGATTGCAAAAAACACTGGCAGGAAGATCAATGAAAAAACTATATAATCTTCAAAAAGAATTCTTTGATAAAATAAACGCAATCGAATATGCCAATAAGACTCATGTCGATAGGATAAAAGACTATTGTCTCGGTATCAATAAAAATGTTACCGATGTCATGAATACGCTAGATTGGGACCCTTCAAAAGAGCATAAGGCAAACTCGCTCCTCCTTCAGAAAGTTGAGGCTACTGACGCCGTTGTGGATATTATGAAATATGCTTTTAATATCTGTCACGAATTTAATATTAGTTATGATGATTTAGTCTATAAAATAGCAATGAAGGGAAAGACAATTGATCAGAAATTCAATCAGCGTCTATTTATGGAAAGCGATAAATTCAAGAATTCACCTCGAGCTTTCATTATCGATATAGATGGTGTTTTGGCTGATGTATGCGTTGCAATGAGAACTTGGTTCGGATCTCAAACAAATCAGAAGTTCGATACATTCAGAGATTTTGCTGCATGGCGTAAAGATAATATAGACTTCTATAAAGAGCTCAAAGAAGAATATCGACTTTGCGGATATAAGATGATTATACCTGCAGTCGATAACGCTCGTGATCTTCTTCGTGAATGTCATAAGCGAGGAATTGTTTCTCTTCTAAGCAATCGCCCAGTCAAGTCTTACCCTATTTTATATATGTACACTGTGGAATGGCTATATGGCAGAGGGATGATCCAGTGGGTGGATATGTTACATTTTACCGATCTTGGCGAGAAAAAATACTTTTTTGATAAATTCAAGCAAGAAGTATACTTTTTTGAAGATAATCCATATAATTTAGTAAATATAAAAGAACGCCCAAATGTATGTAATATTTTTATTAGAAACGATGCTAATCGATTGATAGACTACAGTTTTTATGACGTTGAACAATGTAAATCCGTAAATGATTTGAGCGAAGCAATTGAATTTATTAAGGAAGTCACAAAAGATGGACAAGAAATGTTCAAGATGTAAATGTTTTAAAGATACTAATGAATTTCATAAAAATAGAGCTAGAAAAGATGGAATTGACAATACATGCAAGCAATGCTGGAAAGACATTAGGCAAGAAGAAGGTGTAAAAGAATATAGAAGAAAATATAAAGAGCGCAACAAAGAAAAAATCGCAGATTATTTTAAGAAAAATAAAATTAAATATAAAATGAAGAGATACAAAGCATCTCTAGTAGAATACGAAAATGCATTAAACAATCAAGAGAACGCTTGTGCTATATGCAAAACTTCTAATAAGAGGCTAGTAATAGATCACTGTCATTCAACTAATAAGTTTCGTGGGTTGTTGTGTAAAGAATGCAACCTCTTAATAGGATTTGCAAATGATGATATAATAACATTAATAAACGCCATAAACTATCTTAAAAAATATAAGCACGGGCCTTCAGGCAACCTGAAGGAAGTGAAAAGAGAAAATAATGACGAAAACAAAAACGATACAGATTGCAGGTATTGAGCATAGCGTTGAACCAATTGAAATAGGAAATAATTTTTCTGACTTAGTAGATTCTATTTCAGACATGTCTTGCAGTTCTTGTCAAAACTGTCCCCTTTCAAAATTGGACGTAAATAAAGATTTTGTGAAGCCTTCAGGCTATCCAAGAGCTCGAATTATGTTCGTCGGAATGAATCTCTCAAATAATAGGTGCTCGACTACTGTTTTCGGTGGCGAGGATGATCGTCACAAGTCAATTGTCAATGAAATGTTAAAAAGTGTCAATTTGACACGTGACAACATTTATGTAACAAATATCCTTAAGTGCAGCACAGCAGACAATAAATTCGACTCAGAATTAGCTAAGAATTGCTTTGGAAAATTCATTGATGAATTGGCTCTTGTAGACCCAGAATTGATCATATGCCTCGGCGCCGAAGTAGCTAAAATGTTCGGACTCACGTGGGCTTCTGAAAGCGCTCAAAAGAATGGCGATTATCTAGTAGCTAGTGCCTATCATCCGTCATTCTTTATCAGGTCGGGGAAAAGTTCTGAGAATAACCTAATACATCTCAAAGAAGCGATTGAAGACATCAACATTAGAAGCTTCGTCAACCTTCATGTTCATAACGAATTCTCCATTAGAGACGGCATTGGCACAGCTGAAGAGCATGTTATGTGGGCACTTAAGCATAAAGCACCTGCCTGCTCTCTTACCAATCATGGAAATGCATCAGTCTTCTTCAAGCAATACGAAGCTTGCAAGCGTGTCGGCATCAAACCAATCTTTGGGGCAGAGTTATATATTATACCCGACCGTGAGCAGCTTATGCCGTACATTGGATCCGATGCCGAAGGTGCTGTTGAAAAACGTAAAGAGTTCGGAGGAACTCGACATCACATACTTATTCTAGCCAAAAACTATACCGGGCTGAAGAATCTCTTTAAGATCACATCTTTAGCGTTCATCAATTCATTCTACAAATTCCCACTCATCGACTTCAAACTTCTTGCAGAGAATAAAGAAGGGCTAATCATTTCAACCGCCTGTGCGAGTGGCGAATTGAACCGACTCATCTCTGCTGGTCGAAACAATGATGCAGTTGCTTATGTAGAAAAATACAAGGCTGAATTCGGTGATGATTTCTACCTTGAAATGATGTCCATGAATTATGCACATCAGTGGGAATTGAACAGGGCTTTGTGGGCTCTTTCAAAGAGTACTGGTGTAAAAACTATTGTAACGACCGACGCGCACTATCTCTATCCCGAGGATCAGAAGATTCATGAAGCGATTCTACTTCTCCAGACTAAGATGTCGTATAAACAGAAGGAAGAGGAAGAGCCGAACGAAGAGATTCCCGAAGAAGATCAGGACGTCGAGACCGAAAAATTGTGGGAATTTACCGTAAAGGACCTATATCTCAAGACATACGAACATTTAGAGGACGATGCTCGAAAGGGACATCTATTCGGAGAAGGAAGCGATAGCATTCCATATACCGCCGCAGATAGATGGGAAATCCTCAAGAATACATATGAAGTATTCACTAAAATTGAGAATTTCGACCTTGATAAAAGTGTCAAGATTCCTAAATTGTATGATGATGGTGCCAAGGTATTATATGATAAAATTGCTGAAGGGTTGAAGTTCCGCAAAATCCCAAAGGATAAGCTCCCCGAATATAAAGCTAGATGCCGTAGAGAATATGATGTAATTGTTAAAATGGGATTTGTTGATTACTTTCTAATTCTAGAAGAAATGATCCGCTGGACAAAATCAACCTTCGGAAAATATTCCGTA